TCTACTTCTGAGATTTCAGCAATACGAGATTGGTATCCTTCGATTCGTTTATCGATTTCAACCATACCGCTCTCAATTTGGACTTTCTTGTCTTCTTTTTCTTGGATAACTGTTTCTTTAAAGTCATGTTCGATCCCCTGTTTGCAGACAGGACAACTATCATTATCATGGTAGAAGTTCAAGTCTTTTACGAAATTGCGCAGATTGTTACTCAAATCCCTACGAATGTCTGTAGCTTGCGCAAACTTGTTTTCAATACCTTCTTTGTCAGATATTGTTTCATACAGAGATGCAATCTCTGTTTCGATTCCTTCAATAAAATTTTTACATGAGTCAATCTTATCCAAGTGAACCTGCATCTTCTCACGAATCTTTTCTACTTCAGTTTCACGGATCTTACGAATAGACTCATTGTGTTCCTGTGCGCTTTCAATTCGTTGATTGACCAAATCGCTCTTGTAGTCATTATCTGTCAAGTTTGCACGGTTCTCTGCAATACGATCCTTCGCAAGAAGGTTCATAGTACTGAACACTTGGATATCAAGAAGATCTTCAATGATTTCACGACGAGTGGACGCAGGAAGTTCCATAAACGGAACATACGTTGCACTACCAAGCACAACGATCTGATTGAAAGATTTGTAATTGATACCAAGAATAGATGATTCAAGATACGCTTGATAGTCTTTGACTGCAGCATCTTGATCAACCATTTTACCGTCTTTGATGATCTCAAAGAGATTTGGTTTCATTCCACGTCTGACTGTGTATTCGTTTCCACCAACACTAAAGTCGATCTCAACCATAAGGTCTTTCTTGTTGATGGAGTTCATCAACTGACCCTTATTGATCTTGCGGAAAGGTTTACCATACAACCCAAAAGTAATTGCGTCCAATAGTGTAGATTTCCCTGCACCATTAGTACCGCTTATGAGTGTTGTTGGTTTCCTATCTAGATCAATTTTTGTGAATACGTTACCAGTCGAAAGTATGTTCTTATATCGAACTTGTCTAAAGTGTATTCTCATCCAAGATTCAAAGCCTCAAAATATAATTCATTTACCAAAGATTTGATCTTTTGCTTATCGATGTTTGTATCCAAACCATCGATGTATTGATGCAAAATCTCTTTTGTATCCTTTGTCTCATCTAAGATTTCTTCCGCACCTACGTTTTCGAGGTTCAAGGAATCGTCAATAGATTTGATATCCACTGCACCACTCTCTCCAAGTTTGTTCATGAACAAGTCATAGAGATATGCATTGGTACGGTTCTTGACAATCACCTTGATATACGCATCTTCCAACATAGACACGTCGAGACCGTTAATGTCATCGACAGTCATGTCTTCATCGTCGTAATCAATCTTGTGGAATATTCTATACGGATTTTCTACAAATGTCAAGTCTTTTGTTTCGGTATCAAAAGTATGGAACCCACGTTTACCACCATAGTCTGACCAAGTCATCTCATATGGCGCACCAAGGTATTCAATGTTTGAGTACTTTGATGGGTGATGGAAGTGTCCAGAAAAAACGTTTTCAAAAGATTTAAATACATCCATGTCGAGACCATGTGTACATACAGTACCTCGCATCATCTCGAAACCCTTTACTTCAAGATGTCCTAATAGAACATCTGCATCTGTATTCTCAACTTTTGTTAGAATTGCATCACGATTATTTTTTGTGATCCAAGGCGTCATCAAAAACTTTGTTGAACCTTTCTGCAGTTCAACCGCTTCGTTTTCATATAGGGTGAAGTTGTCGTATTCACGCAACAACAGATCCATACTGTTGATGTCATTTGTGTTTGTATAATATACTGAGTGGTTACCCACCAGTGCATGGTATTCGATATTACGTTTAGCGAGTTCGTCAAAGAAGAACTCTTTACCACGTTTCAGTGTGTTGTAGTTGATGAACTTTCGACGATCAAAAGTATCACCCAAGTCAAACACGGTATCAATTTTATTCTCATCCAAATATGGAAAGAACACATTGGCAAAAAATCGTTCTTGATTGTCTAGGAATACCTGACTATCTCCACGAACACCGATGTGCATATCTGTTATAATCGCAATCTTCAAAGTTTACCCTCTTCTCTCATTTGCGCTCTAATCTTCGTCGCTGAAATATCATGGATATCTTTGCCTAGATCGTGTTCAGTAAAAGTATAACCTACTCCACGACCATAACTGATGTCTACGATATTTGGTACACGCATTATAACATACTCTTCTTCATATGTAAAGCCCTCTTTTTCAAGAGCGCCTTTGATGTTACTTTCTACAGTGTTCCAAGTAAAAGGGTTGTCGTTCTGTTCTACAGTTCGTCCTGCACCTGCGTCCCCATCAAAATTGAAGACATCACGACACATGATCACAACTTGACCAGTCTCTGCGAGTGCACGTTTGAATAGTTCTGTGTGACCATCGTGCCAAGGTTGCCAACGACCCAACATCTGAGTCGTTGGTTTCTTCCAATCAAACATATCTTTACCTTGTGTAATCCAAATCCAGATATTTCTCTAATACCTTTGCTAGTTGTTGATGAGTATCGTTGAACCATTTAGAGACATGATAATCATATTCATCTATAGATGGTTCCTCAAACATTTTATTTGTGTCCTCAAAACGACCCTCTTGAATTGTGTCCATCCAGACTGCGAAGTCAGCACGGAAGTTTTGTCTCGCTTCATATGTCGGACAAATGAAATCCGCAACTGCAACTTTACCTGCCTTGACAACACCGTCTGCAAGATATCTCATACGTGCTGCTTGACGCATACGTCCCTCTGGTGAAAAGTCCCAGTCGTTGTATTCTTCACGAACACGATCCGCATTTAAATGGACACCGCCGACGAGTTTCGCCAGCGGTTCTGCAAGAGTAGATTTGCCTGCACCTGGCAGACCAAAGATTAAGATCTTCACGCTGCGGTTTCCTCTTCGCCTTTCAAGTCGTGTCCATGTTCATCACAAGGGATAATTTGTGGACTACACTGCATTTCAAACATGTTATCGACAAACTCCCAACCAAGTTCTTCAACACCTTCTTGGTAGTCTTCTTCCCATGCTTCTTCTGCTTCTGCGATCCAGATTTCCTGTTGTTCATCATCAATATCTGTCTGGTATGATGTAACTGACCAGTCTTCCCAACAACCATCATCACAATATAACATTTCCATATTATAATCTTCAGTGATATCAACAAAATCATCCGATTCGTTCGGCAACACCTGAGACATAATCATTTCAAGTAGAGTTGTGTCAGGATCTAAGACTTCTTCATCGTTTTCGATAATGGTGTGTCCATAATCCATCGCCCAGTTCAGAATTGCATCTTCACCTTCATACCCCTCTCCTTTGAGATATTCCAAGGCTTCTTCATCAGTCTCTGGAACAGATACCAAAAAAGATCCCCAACGCCATCCTAGTTCTTTACGCAAAAAGACTAGATTTCCATCTTCATCGTGACGTTTAAAAATATCAAATTCTACTACAGATTTTTTATAAGTGGGTTCGATACGATAATATTTCATTTTAGTTCCTCATTTCTTTTTAGCGAGTTTACCTTCAAACTCATCGATAAAGTCGTTTATATAATCTGGTGGTTCTGACATTGTAATAAGTCCTTCACTACCATCCACGACTTGCATATCCGACATCATTTTCTGTGATGATTTAAATCGAATGTAAAGTTGTTTCTTTTCTTTTTGGATCCGTCTTAGAAATGCATACCAAATGATCTGTGTAAAGTAAGCAAATGGATTCTTAGATTTTTCTGGATCAAAATTGTGAATATATTGTAGACAGTTTTCAATACCATCTGAAATCATATCTTCTTTATAGGAGTAACCAGAAAAGTTTGGTTTTGTTGCAAGACGGTTAGCGATCATAAAGATACACTCACCGATATAGTCTGGGACTCTGGGGATCTCTTCCCCCGAATCTTCTGCCTCTTTACACGCCTCTTTATATTGAATAAGTGATTCCAGAAGGTCTTTGTTGTTGACGTAATTTCTCTTCTTAGACAAACGAGTCCTCCTTCTGTTGTGTTGAAATCCTTGACAGTATACTACATCATGTAAACATTGTCAAGTAAAAAATTTTTTGAAAAAAGTGCTTGACTTTTGTGTTGACAACCGTTATAATCGAGCCATCGCTTTTAGAAACACTTTAAGGCCTTAAATTTCAACTGTGTAAATCTTGAATGGAAATTCTTGATCTGAGTAGATCTCTATGCGTTTTCTGAAGTGGTTCATCGTGTAGTTCGTAAACGAACCAGATGACAAATCATCTGCAATATCATATAGGGTAGCTTTGTCTGCATCGTTTCCTTTTCTGAGGGAACGACCAATCGACTGTAGAACTTTGATCTCAGACTTTGAACCAGACGCAAAAATCACATTGTCCAGTTTCCGTAAGTTCACCCCAGTAGAAAAAACACCATATGATGCGAGGATGTCATGTTTCTTTTCTGGATCATTCTCAATCAAATGACGAATGCGTTCACGTTCATCTCCTTTTGTCGCACCATAAATGAAATGCAAGACTCTGTCTTCTTTGCGAAGCAAAGGCTCTAGGATCTTACCATGTTTCTCAACCAGATCAAACAAAACAAGATTGTTCTGTCCTTCTAACGACCAGAGTAGATTGCGGATAAACATGTTCCGTCTTTGTGAATTAATAAGAAACTCTCTTTCAGCAGGATACTTTTTTGTAGAATCCAATTTTTTAATCGCACTTTTAAAGTCCTTTTTAACTTGATCTCCATATGTAAGTACAATTGCTTTTACATTAAAATCTGCAACTGTACCAGAGTCGATAAGATTTTTTGTGGTGACTGCACGTTTGACAGGCCCAAAACAACCTTCCAGTACCATACGATGTGTTTTTGATTCAGATGATTTTAGTGTTCCAGTAAATCCATGTCTAAATTTACAGTCTATTAATTTTTCCATAATTGTGGTAAGCGACTTTGCTTGGAATAGATGTGCTTCATCTCCAAGTACAACATTGAATTGATCAAACCATTCTTTTGGCATCTTTGTGAGAGACTGCCATGTCGAGATGACGATAGGATCGTCTGAGTGTTTATCTACACCCCCCTGAATCTTATATATTGGATCCTTGCATCCGTAGTCGACAAAGTCTCCAGCCATCTGGTGAACCAAGCCGATTGTTGGAACAATGATAAGTGTACGATGTCCATATGTTCTCCAATAGTGTTGTTGAAGTAGATATATGATAAGAGACTTACCAGACGATGTTGGTGATACACTAAGTGTTCTATTATTCGCAATCGCATTAATAATATATTCACACTGATAATCACGTGGTTCGAACTTACATCCAATCTCTTGTGCAAGTTCTACTGGATAGTTCTCATCACATATATCTATGTCATACGCATCTGTTTCAATTTCCAGTTCGTACTCACGTACATCACAAAACTCTTTTAGTTTTTCGAGAAGACCAACATATAGTTTGGGACGCATAGGCGAATAGATACGAATAATACCGTCCCACATCTTTGTCTTGACTTTTGGGTGATACTGCCAACCTTCTGGACGGAATGAGAAAAAGTCACTGATCTCTTGGCGCACTGATGGGTCTGCGGTCACCCGCATATGCACATGATCAAGAAATTCAACAGTAACTGTGTCGGTCATAATTAATAGTCACCTGACTGGAACTTCATTACATCAATCATTGACTTGATGACGAAGTTACGAGAATGGATTGTTTTGATGATGTCTTCCAAATAGTTTGCACGTTCTGTGTGGTAATCTATCTTAAGACTAAGTTTGATAATATCTTTATCGCTTACAATATATTTATCTAAATCGTTTCGAAGAACTTTTAACTGGAATGGTTTCCAACCACGTTCTCGCAGATCTTCTTCCGCCATGGAACCACCGTAGTATTCCATCTTATCTCGTTTCAATTCTGCGAGATCTGCTTTCAGTTTCTTGACACGCAACGCTTCTTCGTAGTACATAGAATAGTACTTACTGTGGAGTGTTGGGATCCGTTTACTTTCACCAATCAGATTGGTCTCATCTATGGGCGCATCTTTAGCCCACATCTCATTAATATCGTCGTTCATTTATCAAAAAATCCTGTAGGTTTCACACGACTGTTAAAAGAAAAAATTGTTCTTTGTTTAGATGATGCGTTTGGTTCTGCATAGTGCATCAAATAACTAGGGAAGAACAATATGTCACCCTCTTTTACTTGGGGGTCATATCTGTAATCCATAGCGTCGATAGTATTTTTAAATGGAGCCCAAAATTTTGTTGCTTCATGTTCGTGTTCATCGAACTCTGCATAAAGAACTGCAGAAAAACCAGAAGGTTCGTGTGTATGAGGTGGCATAAAATTTTGGGAAGTATACCTTTGTGCCCAAAGGTTTTCTACTCTCATACTCAAATCTACGTTAAATCTGTTTAGTGGGGAGTTTTGCACTTGATGAACAAACGCATTCAGATCATATTTTAGGATGTTTACAAACTGATCTGTGTAAGGTGCACGATGATCTTCTCTATTGACGTTCTTGTAATAGTCTGTAAAGTGTTCTACCATAAAACACTCTTTATCATTCCAATCGATAAGACTTAGTAACTGTTTTTTCTTTTCATTCCAATTGGTTATCGACACTTGGTAAAATGTCAACAGAAAAGGATTCAATTGTTTTACACTCATTTTTCATAATCCTAAATTTCACTATATCATATTATATCACACTTATGAGTGAGATGCAACAGTAAAGTTTGTGTATCTGAAGGTTGCAGTCGCTTCTGCATATATTGTGTCTGCAGCGGTCACGTCTAAACTTATCGATGAAATACTAACAGGAAAACAATCTTTAAAGACAAAATGTATATTTGGGTTCTTGTGGTTGTTGTTAACAACGATAGTAATATCTGATTGGATACCCTCGTCAGAAGCTTCAAGTTTCGCATATTGATCTTGGGTGTTGGGGGAACCCATACCTTCCAACCAGTTCAAGATCTCTAAGTAGTTTTTCATATCCTCGTCAATGATGAATGTGATGTCCAAATCAGAATACTGTAATTGACTTGGTGAATCATATATCAAACCAAGCGGTGTATTCGTTTGTTGTGGACTACCAGATACATCTGGAATCATCACTTTTTGTGTAAAAAACTCCACGTTAGGTAGTCTATCGATGGAAACGATGAATGACTGTGGAGATAAATAGTTAGTGATCATTTACTTGATTACCTTTCGAAACTTGTTATTACTATTTATATGGAGTACATTATGAGAGAAATTCTTTTAGAAGCCCTGAGAAGTCATGCACAGGGTCATGTCGACAAACACAAAGCAAATGTCGAAGTATACTTAAATTCAACAACTGGTATTGGGGAACACCCAGACATTATTGAAGCAATGGAAATGGAAATCATGGAAATTGCAAAATATGATGATGTCCTAGAAATGTTGGAAAAGTATTTTAACAAATGAACCACAAAGCTTTAGATCCTCACAAACTTAGTACTGAGGGTATTGATCTTTCACAGGCAGCACATCTTTATTCTGAGTTTTTCAAAACTTGTGAATATAACTGGTGGTATGAAGTACTACCAGATGATATTGTCGTGGACATTGGTGCCTGTGTCGGTTTCTTTTCTGCAAATGCATTAGACAAAGGTGCGGATCGTGTATACATGATCGAACCCAATCGTGATCTATTGAAAACTGCAATACGGAATGTTTCCGATTACATCATTGATGATAACACTCGTGTTGTTCCAATTCATGGTGCAATTTCATACAGTCCGTATGATACATTACATGTATTTGGTGAAGGTGATGTAGATTATCCTACATTTACCTTCACTCAATTTTTAAATGATTATAACATTGCTCAGATCGACTTTTTGAAAATCGATTGTGAAGGTGCAGAATATAATATCCTACAACCAGAAATGATAGATTGGTTTGAAAATAATGTTCGACACATGGCAATTGAATGTCACTTACGTGCAGCGGATGATTCACCAAGACAGTTTATAAGATTTCGAGATACTTTTCTTCGACACTTTATGGATAAAAATAAAGTTCGTGTTCAGAACAATTATGTCCGTAATGCGATAAATGAAGATTGGGCAATGATGCAAAGAGACTGGACAAAAGTTCCACCAGAGTTCATGATCTATATCACGAATTGGTGATGTACAACATAAAAGAAGATCCCCATCCGATTGGCCAATCTCCACGCAGCTTTTCGTCGTCGTGCGATAACACTCTATCTTTGTGTGTTAAAAATCTCACTTGGTCTAAGTTAAAGTGGTTAACAACATGATCTCTAAAGTGTATCCATTCGTATGGTGCTTCTCTAAACGCATCCAAATGAAACTCAACTGCGATGTGTTTAACGTGATGTTTTAAGAATAGAATATTTTCTTTCTTGAAGATATCAAATTCTGCTCCCTCAATATCAATTTTTAAAAAATCAATATTGTGGATCTGGTGTTCGTGCATCAGTTCCATAAATTCTTTACGTGGTGCATCTACATTTTCACCATAGTAATTCAACGCATATCTATCTGCTTTACCTATTGCAGCATGGATAGGTACAACACACGACTTTGAATTGTCGATCCAATGTTCAGAAACATTGTAACATAAAGTTTTAAGATGTTCTCTATTAGCTTCGACTGCATAAACTTTCTTTGCCCCACGATCCAAAGCGTGACATGTGAAGAAACCAACACATGCGCCAAGGTCAACGACGATGTCGCCTTCTTGAACCTCATACCACCAGTCGTAATCTTTTCTTTGGAATAATTCGTGGAACATGGTGTTTACATCTAAAATGTTTAGACCATCTGTTCGCAAATTGTAATTTAGATACTTGTCTTTCACTTCTTACTCTCCATAACAAAAAAGGGACCCGAAGGTCCCTCTTCGATCACCTATATTTAGGCGATTAGAACGAGAAAGTTGCAGAGACTGTTACTTCCCCACGTTCTTTTGCTTCTAGGTCATACGATGTACCTAGTTCTAGTTCTACATTGTCGATCATTGCTGGTACATATGTTGCACCAATTGACAATGTTGGTAGAGTGTCGAATTCGTCACCCAATGTGAAACCACCATCGTTATCCCACACATTTAGAGTTGTACCAGTTGTGAACTCAACACCATCAATAAAAGATGGAGTATAAGCTAGTTCTGGTGCAAGTGTAGCTGCAGTTGTCTCTGCATCCATTTTATATTCTACTTTTGCATCTGTGTTCAACGCAAGACCTGGCACTGGCAGATCCAATGCCGCTGCGGATGTTGCGAAAGTAGTTGCGAAAATCGCTGCTGTAATAAAACGCATAATTGTGTTCCTTCTATTAAATTCTTCACACTTTTTGAAAGTGCACCTAATGTTTAGGCAAGTAATATCCAACTCTCTGCACTGCAGAAAAACATTTTTTGGTGTGTGTCTTTTATGCAACATTAATATCTTTTTCGAAAAAAAATTATAAGTGGTTGTTTTTAAAACAAACTTTTTTCGTCCAAAAGCTTGCAATTTCTAACTGGAAGTATTATATTAATAATGTAACAACGAGAGAGGAAGATATATGCTTTGTTATCCAACATCAATGTCTGACCAAGTTAATGAGTGGCGCAATGAGGGTTACTCAACTGGTACAATTCAAAGTTACATCGATTATCTTCGTAAACATCAACAGAAACAGAACAAAGGTTACGGAACCAAAGATTCTGAGAAGATGAAAACCTACAAAGCAGAGTGGGCGTTTCAACGTGAATACGGTAAGATCAAAGATTTCGATACAATCCGTCAAGCGCAGAAACGTTGTGACCAGATCACACAGTCTGACACTTGGAAAAAGTTACGTGCAGAACGAAACAGAGGTGGTTCTGAAATCCATGTCAAATCTAAAGCCCGTAACACTGGTCGTAAGACTGCAGGTTGGGCGTGTGGAAACACAATCACTCTGGATCTGATCGTGGGTCTTGATGAATACACATTGATCCATGAGATGACTCACTGCCTTGGACACTGGCACCATGGTCGTTCGTTTCGTCGAGATCTGTTGAAACTGGTTTCACGGTTCATGGGTCGTGATGCGGCGACTATCCTAAAAGCAAAGTTCAAAGAAAAGAAACTTGCTTGTGGAGAACCACGTAAACCAATGGAGTTTGAACAGTGGTTGTCAACAAAAGAACGTATGGCGAAAATGCGGAGTGCAATGTAATGAATTATGTTTATGCAGAAGGTTCGACAAAAACCAAACGTCAACTTGCAGAAGACGTAGTGAACTTCTGCATAGGTGAATTGATGCCTCGTATGAAAACCTTAGAAGTGGGTGTTCAGTTGTCCAACGACTTGAAAACTCACCAGTATGGTTTCTGTTGCGCAATCGATACTCGTGAGTTTGAGATTGAAGTGAATGCGAAGTTGTCTACTGATGATCTAATCACCACCATCTGTCATGAGATGGTGCACGTGAAACAGTATGCACGTAAAGAGTTGCATGTTGATAACAAAACAACATACGAATCATTTGATGAGTATTTGGACCTTTGGTACGAAAAAGAAGCAAGGGAACTTGAAACTTTTTTGACAAAAAAATATAAGTCGTTGATTTAAAAGGAAAAGAAAATTCAAAATAATTTCAAAAAACTCTTGACTTTTCCTTGTCTAGCCACTATATTATAAGAGTAAGTTGATCGAAAGGACGAAATGATGTTTGAAGTTGGTATGGGAATTATTCGGAAGTATCGCACAGATGTTGCAATACTAGGCGAGATCACCAGTATCCATGAAGATGCAGACGGTGAAACTCTTGTGACTGTTATGTACGATGACGGTGCAGTAAAAACCTACGTCGAAAACGTACTAATTGATAACCCACGTATGATCGTAACTGAAGAGGTAATTTGGTAATGGAAAATCAAATCGTTTTTAAAAAATGGACACAAGGTCAGTTGTCTGAGGCGTTCAACAAACTGACAGAAGGTATGGAAAACTGGAAGATGCCTATTCGGACAATCATTCATACGAGTGAGTGGCCTATCATGCAGGACGCATGTGTTTACTTCACAGGATCTGAACTGTGGCAACTCTACGACAATGGTGACGCAACTATGGAAGTTGCAGCCGAAGGTTATTACAATACGATTGGAGCTTAATTATGGGACTTAATGTTAGTGTTTACCGTAACTCAGAATTTGGAAACTATGACTGTACCAATGGTGGTATCAGTTCTGCGAACAACTCTTTGAATGTCGTCAACTGTGACGGCCCCTTTGATCCGCAGGATGATCGTCCTGCAGTGATGATTGTCGATGATCGTCCTTGTGGTAAACCTTACCCTAAGTTGGTTCCTGCAGTGTTCGACGAAGTCACTGAGACTTGGGAACGTGCAAAGGGTTGGTTTATGTTTGGTGGTAACTACGGTGGTACATCAGACAGTCGTTTTGAACACCGTATTCTTCCTATTCATGATCGTGTGGAGGCGTAATTATGTTTAATCCTAAAAATGCAAACTGGGGATGTACTTGTGAAACTCGTCCTCTTGTGGATCAACTAAGTATGTTGGATGTCTTCCCATCCGAAGGACCTGTCAAACCTCTGAAGGGTAATCGTGCATTGGAGAAGTTCCGTAAAGCGCAGAATGTCGTTTGGGACATCTTCAATAACGGTCTTATGAACCGTGGACGTGAGCTTCGTATCTTGGGATTACGGAAGTATGATCTCGCTCTTGAAGAGTGGAGTAGTTACAATGGTCGTCTGATCCGTGAAGCGAACTGGGATCAGATCGAAGAGGTAGTGGAAGAAGCGTTCACTCCGATTGTCCTTGCTGCTGCGAAGGAACAGGGAATCCTCGTCTAATCGCCAACGCTTTATATGCAGGAAAGATATCGTAGGTAACTGCGTTATCTTGATTGCCTCCAAGGATCACATAATAATCGATATCTTCTATTATACGAGTTTCGATATAGAACCCAACGTGACCTTGCCAACCTCTGGTTCCTCTTGGGAACACAATTACATCACCAATCTTGGGTTCATCAACTCTTTCACCCCAAAACATAAAACTGCGAGCCATAAGTGGATAGTCATTTACTGAGTCAGATCCAAGTGTATTATTCTCTTTTAGTACTGCGTTAACAAATGCGGCACACCATTCGGTACGGACAGGATCAACACCAGTCAGTTGTTTTATTTCTTTTCTGTTTTCTTTTTCTGACCAACCAACATATTGATGCGCAGTTTTTGCAAACTGATATTGTGGGTGGTTGTATCCTCTTTGATACGTAGACGAAAAGTCTGTAGTACCACAAGCAGACACAAAAAATAAAATTAAAAAAATTTGAAATAATTTCATAAAAACACTTGACTTTCTTTGTTAGAAGCACTATATTTATAGTATAGAGAAAAAAAGAGAGAATCACTATGGAACAAGGTATCAAAGATTATATCAAAGCGTGTGAAGAAAACATTGTCCGTTACAAAGCAATGGGTGATGATAAAGCGGTCAAAGCTGCTGAAGGTATGATCCGTGACTTCCAAGAAGCCTTAAAAGAAATCCAACTAATCCGTGAGGTGTAAAATGATTATCACTCCCGAACTCAAAAACTTTATGAACACTCTCTGGACCGAAATCGGTACAGAGATCCCAGGCGAGGGTGTTATCACTAACGTCCGTGCAATGGCGGGCATCGATATTGAAATCACTGTCGACACTGGTGATGGTGATTTTAAACTTCTCAGTGGTCTAGAACTTTTTGAAAAAAATCCAAAATTATTTCAAAAAAAGGCTTGACATTTGTTGCAAGAATCACTATATTAATAATGTAACAAAGAGAGGTTAACACATGTTTCGAATTCCTGAGTACTTCAAAATGGATATGACCCTAGAAGATGCGTGGAAAACAATCCAAGGTATTGGTAAGGGTGATGCTCTTGCTGGTATGGAGTTTCTCGCCGACGAATGGGATGCGTATGCCCGAGGTGATCAAGACGACTGTTACGATGGTGACAGTGATTGGTTTGAAAACTGGATCTATGAAGCGAACGCATACAACATTGTGTTCGAAGGAATGTCTAAATTGTTTGCGCCTAAGGAGACTGTATAATGGCTTATATTTCACAAGACAAGAAAAAACAAATCGCACCTGCAATCAAATCTGTACTTAAAAAGTATGGTATGAAAGGTACTATCGCAATCGATCATCACAGTTCTTTGGTTGTGAACTTGAAGTCTGGTGAACTTGATCTGATGGGTGCTGCACAGAAATACAATGATTACTGTGCAGAATTTCGTGGGGAACAAAAACGCAATGTTGGTGGTAACATGCAGGTTAACACTTCTTGGGTTGAAGAGTGGATGAACCGTATTGGAGAAACCAAGATCGCAAACTTCTACTCAGAACTGATTGATGCGATGAAGTCTGGTGGTTGGTACAACAACTCTGACATCATGACTGATTACTTTGATATTGCGTACTACACTGATATCAATGTTGGTCGTTGGGATCGTGATTATGTATTGGAAACCAAATAAGGATGTGGCCTATGACACGAATATATCACGTATTACTAGATGCGGAAGGCAACGAAGTCTTCCGTCACTGGAACAAACAAGATTGTTATCACTATCAGAACCACATTCGTCCTGATACTGTGTTACGAACTATTCAAGAGGCGGTTGTAGTATGATGGATATAATTATTATGAACCTTGTGTTCTGGCCTGTATGGATCATGATATGCATGTTACCTCAAAATATCGTGAGATACATAATCGAAAATAATGAAATTTTTTTTGAAAATAATCAAAAAAAGGGTTGACATTTAAATCTGTTTGTAGTATATTTACTACATGATTTGGGAGATTAGTTATGAATGACATCGCACACGATATTGAGGTTTTAGAAAACCTTGTGATTGCAATGAATGAAGGCGCAACTGATGAAAAACGCATGGCGCTTTGGTCAGTAGAAAAACTTCTACTAGAAAAGAAAGATGCACTTTTGAACTTTGAAATGGAGAATGCAAATGCCTAAGTCAAAACAAATGAATATCGAAGACATGTTTGACGATGAAACACTTGACGCAATGGATGACGCTGCAGGTGTTGATCGGTTAACTGAAGACGACGATTTCACTCTCTACTATGACCTTGGTAGTGAAGCACAAGGTTGGAGCAAACCTAGTCTTGAAGACTATGGGTTAGATAGTCACGCCTTTTCAACAGGTGGTCTAGACTTCGACTAAATATCATGGAATGGGTTATCGCTTTTTTCATTATCTTTGTGGTAATGATAATCTGTTTTTCCCTGTTGCGATTTGCAATCGGTTTTTTGTCATGGTCATGGCGAAACTCATTCCTGATACTAATAATTTTAACAGTTTTAATTCTCTCCTTAGCTCAGTTGGATTAGAGCAACAGCCTTCTAAGCTGTGGGTCGTAGGTTCGAGTCCTACAGGGGAGGCCAAATAAGAGGAAAAAAATCCATGTCATTTGATTTTGAATTTACGAAAGATCATCTTGCAGAGATCATTGATGCTAATCCAGATGATTGGTACGATGCACTATGTGAGATGCTACCGAAATATGGTATTACAACAGAACGTAGAGTTGCGCACTTCCTATCACAATGTGCACATGAATCTGGTGGTTTTAGAAAACTAGAAGAAAACCTTAATTATTCTGCAAAAGCACTTCGTGCAGTGTTTGGTCGTTACTTTGGTGAACCACCAAAACGTGATGCAGATGAATATCATCGTCAACCAGAGATGATTGCGAACTATGTCTATATGGATGAATTTCGTAAATACAAAATGGGAAACGTAAATGAAGGTGACGGTTGGTTGTTCCGTGGCAGAGGCCTAAAACAACTTACAGGACGTGAAAACTACACACGCTTTGGTGAAAGTGTAGACATGACAGCAGAAGAAGCAGCAGAATATGTTGCAACACCTGCAGGCGCAATTGAATCTGCATGTTGGTTCTGGGATGCAAATAATCTAAACGACATTGCAGATGGTGATGATGTTAAGAAGATGACAAAGAAAATCAACGGTGGTACGATTGGTCTAGAAGATCGTCAATACCGTTATGCTCATGCAATGAAAGTATTGGGTCAAGATGCTGACATCCATCAAGTAGACGAAGAAGATGATGATGACGATATCCTAGATGATATCGGTGTATTGCGCAAAGGTTCACGTGGTCAAGGCGTAGAAGCAATGCAAACTGCATTGGGTATCACTCCTGCAGACGGTATCTTTGGAAGAGGTACAGAAGCAGCGCTAAAAAAATGGCAAAAAGAAAATGATCTCGTTGCAGATGGTATTGCAGGACCTGCGACATTCGAAAAGATGTTCCACTAAAAAAGAACTTTTTTGTTATGATGAAACAATGGCGAATGGATATTAAACCAAAATGCGAGGGCGGATGCGAACTCTTTGTAACTTCAAGAGGGACTGTCCGTCCTTGCTTTTGGATTAGTGAAGCCAGTGAAGAAAAAAAGATTTTTGATGATAGTGATAATTGGAACTTAGATAAGACTTCAATGGATGAAATTGTAAACGTGCATCTTAAAAAATTTGTAGATGATATTAAGTTAAACCCTTTCAATGGTCTGAAGGTTTGTTTTTATGAATGCACGGAAAAATATAAAGATTGAACTCACATCAAAGTGTTTTCAAGGATGTTTTAAATGTCCTAGAACTTTGTTGATGGGACAATATGACGTGTTGGATTTGCCAATAAAACATATCCGAACCATTATAAATAACAAACCAGATAGAATAGTATTGATGGGAAATTTAGGAGATCCTATCTATCATTCGCAGTTTCCAGAAATTGTAGAAATGATTAATAGGAGTTCAATACCATTTTCAATCTATACGGTTGGATCTGGATATAATGAAGAATGGTGGCGAAACATATATACCGTATCTACAAACGAAGATAATAGATTTGTTTTCGATGTAGATGGACTTCAAGACACTGCAGGAACATACAGAAAGGGATTGTCCTTTGACCAATCCTTTACTGCTATGTGTGTTGGTGCATCAATGGGAAAATCTATTAGATGGAGTTTTCCAGTTTTGAAACACAACCAACACCAAGTAGAAGAAGCTTGTCATCTTGCAAAAGAATTTGGAATACGTTTAGAAATAAACTATTCTGAAAGATGGGATACTAATGACCCGTGGAAACCAACAATCTCTAAAAAAGAGGTTGACAATGCATTGTTAAAATGTTATACTATTTAAGTTATGTCATAATTATGAAAGGATGAACATACATGAAAAAAACTTTGGTTACTCTCGCTGCAGCGGCAGCAACCTTTGGTTTCGTCACAACCGCTAGCGCAAGCGATTGTGGTGATGTCACAATGGCAGGACTAGGATGGGGCTCTGCATCCATCTTGGGTGAAATTGATAAACTAGTCCTTGAAGAAGGATTTGATTGCAAAGTCACCATGATCCCAGGCGGGACAGTTCCTTCGTTCACTTCTATGGTTGAACAGTCTCAACCAGATATTATGGGTGAATTGTGGCCAAACGCTGCAGGCATCGATCTATATAATGCCGCACTGGCAGATGGTCGTATGACTGAATCCGCAGCACAATCACCAATTGGTGGTGTTGCAGAAGGATGGTATATCCATCCAAACATTCTGGAAACGAACCCAGAACTGACTACACTAGAAGCAGTTTTGGCACGTCCAGATCTTTTCCCACATCCTGATGATGCGAGCAAGGGTGGTTTTGTAACCTGCCCGCCAGGCTCTGGTTGTCAGATTTCAAATGCGAATTTGTTCAACGCATTTGACATGGAAGCAAAAGGTTGGAAGATGATCGAACCTGGCTCATATGCTGCAGAAGATGCAACTATCAGTCGTGCCCATGACCGTGGCGAACCATGGTTCGGATACTACTCTGCACCAACTGCATTTGTAGGTAAGTATGACCTACGTGTGCTTGATTGGGGCGTAGATTTCGCAGGACAAGAAAACTGGAATTGTATTACAAAACCAGATTGTCCAAATCCACAACCATCCTCTTGGACATCTTCATTTGTG